GAAATTGTGCTTGAGTCTACAGCAAATGGGGTAGGCAATTTTTTTCATCAACAATGGCAAAAAGCAGAGGCTGGCGAATCAGAATACATTGCAATCTTTGTACCTTGGTTTTGGCAAGAGGAATACCAATCTGACATTCCGTCAAACTTTGTCATGACAGTTGACGAAGAAGATTTAATGCATCAATATAGACTGACTATTAATCAGATTGCTTGGCGCAGGAACAAGATAACAGAATTTAGCGTCAATGGCACTGATGGCGTGAAGTCATTTATGCAAGAATACCCTTGCAACAGTGCTGAGGCTTTCCAGTTAACTGGCGAGGATAGTTATGTCTCTAATGAGCTTGTGCTTCGTGCTCGGAAAACAGAGCAAATCGATGATTATGGGCATCTTGTTGTCGGTGTTGACCCTGCTCGGTTTGGCTCTGATAGATCAGCAATTATCAGGCGGAAGGGAAGAAAAGCGTTTGGTTTACAAACTTATGTCAAAAAAGATACGATGGAAATCGTTGGAATCGTCAACAATATCATTGTTACAGAGCAACCCGCCAAAGTTTTCATAGATATTGGTGGCTTGGGCGCAGGGATTGTTGATAGACTAAAGGAGCTAGGACATGGGCAAGTTGTCATCGGGGTCAATGCTGGCTCGACACCGCTTGATGGTCGTAAATACAGTAATAAACGGTCTGAGATGTGGGGAGAACTTAAATCCTGGCTTGAAGATGAGCCTTGTCAAATACCTGACTCAGATGAACTCCATTCTGACATTTGCGGAACACGTTATAAAATTGATAGCAACTCACGATTAGTTATGGAAAAAAAAGAAGAAATGAAAAAACGTGGAATACGTTCAAGCGATTGTTCCGATGCCTTATGCCTCACATTTGCTTTGCCAATAACACAGATAACAAATAGTAGCAAAACAAGCCAAACTGCTGGTAAGATTATGGGTAAACAAAGAACGTTGCTCAACGCTAAGGGACAGCTCTATGGTAACAGTAGCTAAAAGTGCATCTGATAAGCTTGCACGGATAAAAGAAGATGTCTCAACATCTTATAAATATTTCCAAGATAACTATAAACGTTTTCATGAGTTTCGAAAATATATTTTTAAAGAATCAATTAGTGAACAGCAACGGGCAGCTATGCAACAATTGCATCGCCCTGTACTTGAGTTTAATATATTAGAAGCTTACATATCACGCCTTCTCGGTGAGTTTGCACAGCAAGAGCCAAGTATCTGCGTTACTCCTGCTGAAGGCGTTCCTATTCCATACGAAGTTTTAAATCTTGTTGAAGGTCACATTAGGCATATTTTACACCAAGCTGATAAAGATTCTTTTAGTTATGAGATTTATAAAGATTTGCTATCTGGTGGTTATTCAGCAGCAAAAGTTTGGACTGACTACTCAAGTCCAATGAGTTTTAATCAGCAAATTTATCTTTCCCGTGTATTTGACCCAACATTATGTGGTTTCGACCCAGCCGCTCGTGCGTCTCATAAGGGCGATGGCCAATATTGTTTCGAAGTATTTCCTATGGATGTTAAAGATTTTGAGCGCGATTATCCTGATGTTGAACTTAAAGGAATCAATTATGAAAGAGATTTTCAAGGGTTTAACTGGTCATACAAAGATGCTATGGGTAAAAAGCTTATTCTTGTAGTCGATTATTTTGAAAAAAAGAAAAGACGCACGCGAATTGTAAGACTTGCTGATGGACGAGTCATGACAGTTAAAGATTATGAGCGCATGCAAGCGTATTGGGAAGAAATGAATTTTATTGAGCAATTGCCAATTGTTGTTGGTAAACCTCGATGGACAGAGCTTGAAACAGTTTGTCGATATCGCTTAATTGAAAACCAAGTGCTAGAGCACGAAGAAACTGATTATACTTATTTACCTTATGTGTTCATCGATGGTAATTCGATTAATCTGACTCAAGGTACATCAAATACAACTTACCAAATGACGCGTCCTTATGTTTATCATGCAAAAGGTATTCAGGACCTTAAAAACTTTGCGGGTATCAGCTTAGCTAACTATTTAGAAAATCAAATACAATCTAAGTTTATCATCATGAAAGAAGCAATTCCGCAAGAAGATGATTACATTGAAGCGTTAACTGACATTCAGAAAGCTAATACGATTGTGGTGAATGCGTTTTATGAAAATGATCCCAATAAAGCGATTCCGCAACCTATTCGTGAAGTGGTCAATACTGGCGCACCACCTGAAATTATGAGTGCGTTCCAAATCACCGATCCCACAACTCAAACTATTCTTGGCTCTTACGCTTCTAATCTGGGTCGAGACGATACAAGATTGTCTGGGAAAGCCGTTATTGAAACGGCCGCCCAGGGAAATTCTGCCGCAATGCCTTACATTGTCGGTTACTTACAGGGTTTAACCCAGATTGGGAATATCATCGTAGATTTGATGCCTAAATATTTGATTGGTAAGCGTATTATTCCTGTGATTGATAGCAACGGCGAACAGTCTTATCAAGAAATTAATATGGAAGGCAGGCCAATTCTTGACTACAAGGACAGAGCAATTAAAGTCAATATTGATGCTGGTGTGAATTTCCAAGTACAAAAAAACAAAGCGCTAGAACAAATTGTTGCACTCATGCAAGCTAGCCCTCAGTTCGGCCAGTTTATGAATAGTCCTCAGGGCCTTAAAATCTTAGTATCTAACCTAACCATTTATGGCGCGGATAGATTACAAGAATCAATCGACCCATATTTACAGGAACAAGCTCAACAACAACAACAGGTTATGCAAATGCAACAAGAAGCTATGTCACAGAACCCGCAAATGATTCGTGCGCAAGCTGAGATGATTAAAGCTCAATCTGATGTACAACAAAATCAAATTGAAAATCAGTTCGAACTAGCGCGTCTTGCAACTGAGAAAGAACTTGCTGATGCAAAAATACTTGAAGCTGAGGCAAAAATATCGCAAGCTCAAATTGATAGTGCTGTGCGTTTAGAAGAGTCACAAACAAGTCTTGAAGTACATGCGCTTGAATCAGCAGCTAAACTTGCTGAAGTACAACAACGTGCTCAGGCTCATGGTTTAAAAATGAATAAAGAATTAAAAGATTTAATGCAAGGAGCAGAAAATGAAGAAATATAGAATTACTGAACACCATATTACACAGCCTGGTGGCGTAGAAAAAATGAAACGCGATGGCTACACTCGAAGTGAAATTATGCAAACCATGTATAAAGTTACCAGCGGCGCATCTAAGGACGAGAGAAGCAAACTTGTTTCTGACTTATTCAGGAAAGATTAATGAAGACGTTGCTTAAAGACGAAAGTGGATCTGATGTAGTTTTGCCGCGCGTAACCGACGTACAGCCTGTTGCAAATTGGTGGATATGGAAACCAAATGGCATGTTTGAACGAGCTATAGCGTTTGTAATATTTGATTATTTTGAGCCTGAAATGGAAGTCATTGAGCAATCTTCCGCCCTAATGGGTGTTTCTGATTTAGGCCTTGCATCAATGGTTGAAATTTTAAGCGAAGAGCGTAATTATATATATTCTGAAACTTACCCTGGAAGCTAATCATGGCAGATAAAAAGTGGATACAAAAAGCTGTTAAACACCCTGGGGCTTTGTCAAAGAAATTAGGCGTGCCAGAAGAAAAAAACATTCCTATGTCTAAGCTTAAAAAAGCAGCAAAGTCATCAAGTCCAAAAACCCGTAAGCAAGCCAACTTGGCTATTACACTTAAATCAATTGCCAAAAAAAGAAAAGGTAAATAATCATGAAAGCAAAGTCAAAATCTAAATCTGCAAAACATATGGATGTAGCACAAGACAAAAAACTTATTTCTAAGATGATTAAAAAATCTGAAAAGAAAGATGTCAAAGAAGATAAATCTATGATGAAAAAAATGATGAAGGGGAAATGCAAATAATTTAATGTTGATATCCATGACATATATGATTGAGATGCTCCAGACTATGGCAATTAGGGCAAAGAACTTCAAGATTATCTCTGATGTTGTTTTCCCTGTTTCTGTCTTTATGATGAATACCAAGAATATGAGGATACTGATCGTATCCACATCTTTCACATTTGGTTATTTCGCCAGCTTTTTTCATATTTGCTCGAACAGCGGCAAAAGATGGAGCGCCATCTTTAATTTTTTGTTTGTTGCAACATTGAATAGAACAATATTTTTTCCCAGAACTTTTGGTTGCTGGATAAGAAATGCCACATGTTTGGCAAATTCTCGGTTCTTTAGCAGTTTTTCTACGATTAGCATTATAGCATTCATTAGAACAATATTTTGCAATACTAATCCTAGAATAGAGAACATCAAAAATTTTATGACAAATTAAACATGTTTTTTGTTTTTTGGTAGTATTTGATAAACAACTACACCGTTTGGAACAATATTTTGATGTGGTAATGCCAGATGGCTTAACGTAATATTGTTTAGAGCATCGGTTGCAATTTCTATAAATGCCATTTTTCATATAAATGGAGTTGGTAAAAACGTCGATACCAAGGAGTATAGCATGAAGAAACAAGTAGCAAAAGAAAAAGCTAAAGGTTTATTAGTTAAAGGAAAGGCAGCTGCTAAGCCTTCAAATATGGAGTACAATAAAAAATTAATGGAATCCAAAGGCTATTCTAAAAAAAGAGCGGTTGGAACAGCTTATGGCGAAGTTGGCATGGAAAAGAAAGGCCGTAAAGACGAATCTAAAGCCATGAAAGCTAAAGGTAAAAAATCATGCCGCTAAAGCCCGGGAAAAGTAAAAAAGTCATTTCCGAAAATATTTCTGAAATGGTTAAATCTGGCTACCCCCAAAAGCAAGCGGTTGCTGCTAGCCTTTCAAAAGCAGGCAAATCTAAAAAGAAAAAGAAATAGCATTCACTGTTCGCGGTTCGCGAATCACGAACAGTAGATGTTTCACGTGAAACATAGTTGTGAAACCATGGATAAAAATTTAATTGATTTAATCGAACAATGTGAAGATTTGTCGTATCTAAATAGATTTGCTCCTTATCTTCGAGAAACAGAATACCGTATTTTATTATTAATCTGCGGTCATACCCGTCATGGAAAAGTTTCTATTTATGAAGTCACAAATCTTCTTGAGGAATACTGGGAAATTTATGGGAACAAAAATCATATTAAAAATATTACATACCTAATTAGTAAAGCATTAAACAGCATACAACGTGCTAAATTGTTTATGGTTTCACGTGAAACATTCGCAAGTGCTTGACACAAAATGTTTCTATAGTGAATAATTAGGGTATTACGTCCCCAAACGGCATCCTGGGCGCAACCTTACAGCGAAATGTATTGAATCACGGTGACACCGACAGAAAGTCAAACGAGGGTTTTAAATGGAAGAAGTAGAGAATATTGTTGATACTGAAATCACTAATCCTGAAGTAAAAGAGCAAGAAACTGCTCCTGATGACGATTTGCAAGCACCTGTGTTCAATAGAATTCAAGTTGCCGATGTCGTAAAAAGGGAAAAACAAAAAGCTTTTGAAAAAGGGAGATTAGCAGCTATGCAAGAATTACAAGCTCAGCAACAGCAACAACAAGCAGCCCCACAACAGGCTCCAAGCTTAGGTGGAATGGCGCAATTGTCACAAGCTGACATTGAGCGAATGATTCAAGAGCAAGCGACACGTGCGACACAAGAGCATATTCAAGGCCAACTTGCTGAATTAAAACAGCAACAAATGGTGAATAGCTTTGTGCAAAAAATGCAGGTGGCAGAACAACAATATCCTGGACTCGAACAAGAACTCAATCAGCTCAATTATAATGACCCCAGAATCCATTCATTCATCGGAATGGTCAATGACATGGAAAACACTGGCGACATTATGAAAGAGGTTCTTGATAATCCGCACAAGCTTTCACAAATCTTGTCTGATATTCAAGACCAGCCATATCTAGCTCAGAAAAACTTGCAAAAGCTATCTGCAAGTATCAAGCAAAATATGTCTGCAAAAGCTGAAGAAGCTCAAGCTCGTGACCCCTACTCTCAACTAAAACCTTCACCTACGGCTGGAATGGACAATGGCTCTATGTCGGTGAGTGATTTTAGAAAAATGTTTAAAGGCTAAAAAACTCGCTATTGTCCTTCCAGTTAAGAAGATTTTTTTTATTAACTGGAGAGACCAAAATGCCTTCTACACCTACTAACGTCTTACAGATAGTTCAAACCTATCAAAAGGCTGAATTGGCTTGGCTATTAAATAGCTTTGTCGGTATCAGCATGTCCAACAAAAAGTTTAAAGACTTTAATACCACAGCTCCTAGCAACTTAGGCGATACTGTAACCTTTGATACCACTCCACGGTTCACTTCTTACAATGGTCTTGTGATTACACAACAACCATCTGTACAACGTGTCCAATCATTAGTTTGCTCTCAAGCATCTAACGTAAGTGCTGGATACACTAACCAACAATTCATCTTCAACGTAAGAGAATATATGGACAGATTTGGTATGGCCGCCATGAAAGAATTAGGTTCTAGAATTGAAGCTGACATTCTTCAAAACTTTGTGTCTGGCGTAACTGTTAATGACCCACAAGCCGTTAGTTTCGGAACAACCCAATTTAAATCAGGTCCTTTCCGTTTCTATGGTGATGGTGTTACTCCAATCAACAGCTTCACTCAATTAGCGCAATCTGTTGCTAACTTTGAAGACTTTGGTGCTGCTACTCATAAAATGATGGCGATTTTGCCAGTTGCGAACATTCCTGCAATTGTTGGTAGCGGTTTAAACCAATTCGCAATGGACCGAAACAATGAATTAGCATCAAGCTGGATGTTAGGTAAATTTGCTAACTCTGACTGGTATGAGTCAAACTTATTACCTGTTCATGTATCTGGTGCCGTTGCTGAAGCTGCTGCTCCTGCTAACGTGTTAACCGTTGTTTCTACTAATGACCCAACAGGCCAAAACGTAACAAGCATTACTTTTAGCACTGATGCTTCAGTTGGTAATAGTGCAGATGCAATCAAAGCTGGCGACTTATTCCAGTTTAACGATGGTGTTTCTGGTAAACCAAACATGCGTTTCTTGACCTTTATTGGCCATCAACCATGTCAACAACCAGTACAGTTCCGGGCTATTGCTGATGCTGCAAGTTCTGGTAACAGTGTTACAGTGCAATTACAAACCATCAATGATGTTGGTTTAGTTTCAGCTGCTAACCAAAACCAAAACTTGAACAACGCTATCCAAGCTGGCATGACCGTAACACCAGTACCTTCACACCGTGCAGGTATCTTGATGTCAGGCGACCAGTTCTATTTAGCGATGCCACGTTTACCAGACGAATCACCATTCACCACTGTTACCAGTATTGATGAAGATTCAGGTGCGTCTATTCGTCACTACTTCGGTTCTCAATTCGGTCTTAACAATCGTGCTTATGTACGTGACTGTATTTGGGGTTCAACCTTAGTTGCTGAAAACTCATTACGTTACTGTTTCCCATTATAAGCGTAGGGCGGTGAAAGCCGCCTCTTTAAACTTAAGAGGATAAAAATCATGACTGTTTACACATCATTTAATCAGGCGCTCTTCCCTTATGCTTATGGCTTAGGATTGAGTAACAATGCAACTACTCCAAACACTAAATTAGATGTTGCAGTAGGAAGCATTTTAGATTCAAGCAAAACCTTTCAGTTAAACTTAGATGTTGCAGTTACAATTAATGCAGCAGTAAATGGCTTGAATGGATTAGACACAGGCGCATTAGCTGCAAGCACTTTATATTATGTTTATGTTGTAGCTGACCCACAAGCTTACAATGTAACTGGTGCAATAATTTCTGCTTCTAGCACACCTTTGCTTCCTTTTGGCTATGGTGCTTATGCTTTAATTGGCTATGTTGCAACAGGCGCAGGTTCTACATTCTTGAAAGGCTACTGGACTGACGAAAAGTCAAGCTGGCGTACCTTCATGTATGACGCACCTCAAGCTACTGCAATCACTGCTGGTAATGCAACTTCTTACACAGCAATTGATTTAAGTGCTTTTGTTCCTGCAGTTGCAAACACACCTGTGTTTATCAGCTCTGCATTAACTCCAAGTGCTGCTAGTCAGACATTGAAGTTACAACCTGCATCTGGTACTGGCGATATGGTTACTATCACTGGCCAAGTTGCCGCTGTTGTTGTATCTAGCCAAGACTTGTGTATTGCGACTTTAGCTTCTGGCGATCCTAAAGTTAATTACAAAGTGAGTGCTAGTGCTGCTGCTGCTGCAATCAATGTTGGTGGTTATCAGTTCGCAATTTAATCTATAGGAGGCAGATATTATGGCGTATACAGCTCGAATGCTTATAACTCGTGCGTACTATCTGTCTCAGATAGTTAGTAGACAATTACAGACCGTCTCAGGTGAGCAAATTGAGGACGGTTTGTTTCTTCTAAATGCGCTTTTGCAATTCAAATCGACTGACTTACGGGAAATTCCGTATTTCAAGCGCGATGCAATAACTTTAGTTGCTGGGCAAGAAGAATATTTTATTGAAAAACTACTTTATGTAGATGCATTGACGTACAACATCGGGGATGTTCGTTATCCGATGCGGCAATTAACCCGACACGAATTCTTTGATACAGGCCGAATTGACGGCATACAAGCTTTGCCATTTTCATATCGCCCTGAGCGTGAAAAAGGTGGCATGAGAATTTACTTATACTTTTTGCCACAGGGCAATTATGTTATGAAGTTAAGTGGTAAATTTGGGCTAGATGAAGTAACACTTGATACAGATTTGTCATTAGAATATGACCCTTACTATATCGAATTCTTGCGTTATCAATTAGCTGAATATATTTGTTCAGATTATGGCGCAACCTTTCCAGATGAATCAAAAGCAAAACTTCGGGCTTATGAAGCAAAAATATTAGATGTTAGCCCGCCAGATTTATCTATTAGTAAGACAACTTTCTTCCCAGGAAGAAGTCCGCTTGACTGGCAGACAATCAATTTATCAAAAGGCTGGCTACCGTTCTAACAATTTGCATTTATTATTTACTATAAGAGAGTATTATGCCTGCACCAAATGCGATACAACAAATACAAGATGTGCCTCTCAAAATAGTAGGTGGCTCCAATTTCGGCCGCTATCCAAAAATAAGTCAAGAGCAAACCTGGAACTTTATTGTAAGCGATGACTTTCTTGTGCCTTATGCAGGCTATGCTGCAGCAGTTGAATTAAATCCATCTGGCATAGGTCGAGGGCTTTACACCACATTTAATGGTGACATCATGGTTGCTGTGATTGGCGATGGCTTCTACAAAATTACGCAAAATACTACAACTGGGCAACTTCAATCATTTTCCCGTGGCGTGTTAGAAACTTTTAATGGCGATGTCTATATTGCAGAAAACAACAACGCGCAAATTGTGGTAACAGATGGTGTTTTTGTTTATGTATATAATTGGAAAACTGATGGTCCAATTACAAAAATACCTAATGGAACTGGCGTTGGTCAATATGATTACACTACATACAGTAACCCAGGGTATACCTCATTTCAAAATGGTCGATTTATCTTAGCCTGTCAGAATACTAATTATTGGATTCTGTCAGGGTTTAATGATGCATTTACATGGCCAAAAGGAGCTTCTAATCCAGAACTTGTTGGCTCCATTCAAACTAAGCCCACACGAACACAGGCAGCTATTCCTGTGCCAGGCGGCGGAAATAACTTATTAGTCATGGGAACAAACGTCACAGAAAGCTGGCAAGACGTAGGCGCGGCATTATTTCCCTATCAGCGTGGAACAACTTATAATGTGGATTATGGCTGTTTAAATGCATCAAGTATTGCTGAGCTAGACAATTTAATCGTATGGCTTGCTGTTAATGAACAATCAGGTCCGATTATTATGTATGCGACCGGCAGCCAAACTAAAATGATTTCGACAGATGGTATTTCTTATGTACTAGCTAATCTTACCAATCCAACAAACTGCACTGGATTTTTGTTTCGCCAAGACGGACATATGATTTACCAGTTTACATTCCCAGATGATAATATTAGTTATGCTTATGACTTCAACACAAGTTTGTTTTTTAATGTATCTGATGAAAAATTAAATTATCATATAGCAAGGCAAGTTGTTTTATTTAACAATGATTATTATTTTGTATCATTAAATGGCGGCGATATATATAGATTTGGAACACAATACAGTGATGCAATTTACACTATCAATGGCGCAGCTACACCAAAAGAAATCCCACGTATACGCATAACACCCCCCGTAAGGTTGCCTACACAACGTTATTTCATTGCTAAAAGCTTAGGGTTTACCATTGAAAATGGTCAGAAAAACATAAAAACATTATTACCAGTACAATCTAACACTTTGGGTCAAATAATCGCTACTGAATCTTATGTGGACATCACAACTGAATCAGGCGAGCCAATAGGAATTGAAGCAACAACATCACAGACTGAATATGTAGTGAATTATTCTGAAGCCGTAGATTTAAGTATTTCGCGTGATGGGGGTGAATCATTTGGTTCAAGCTGGCGACTTAACATGAATCCTACAGGCCAGCGTAAATCTCGTTTTATTTACCAACGTCTTGGAATAGTTAACGATGCTACATTTCAACTTCGATTCAGTGGCTTTGGCCGCTTTGTTTGCACTAATGGAGTATTGGAGGTGTATCAATGACAACCGTAAGCGATAGAAATGTTACCCGCATTCCTAACTTACATATGGGTGAAATGGTTGATAAGGAAGGTTATCCAACTGACGATGAGCTTACTTTTCGACAAGTGCTAATAAGCAATTTACAAAGACTATTCGGCAGCGAGGGCGTCGTTTTGCCATCATTAACAAGCGCTGATATATTGGTAATACAAAACAATGTAGATATACAAGGACGCAAGACTTGCGCATATGGCACAATGGTTTATGACACAACAGTAAACCAAGTAAAAGTTGCCATTAATATCGGCGGAAATCCTGTATTCAAAGTAATACCCTATACACCATAAGGACACATCATGGCACAAGACTTCTCAGAACTTACAAAACTATTCAATCAACTGTCGATGGGGTCTGGATTAGCTGGCCTTGGTGGTGGATTATTCAATATTTTTGGCAAACAAAAAAGCCCATACGATGCCGCAAATAAAATTTACGGTCAAATACCTGGAGCCACAGAAAAATATTTAAGCCCCTATATGCAAGCAGGTCAATCGGCACTTGGTGATTTGATGGGCCAATATGGCCAACTTACAGGCTCTACTGGTGATGTTTATAATAAACTTGCTGGAGGCTATCAACAAAGCCCTGGTTTTCAATCAGCGCTTAAACAAGCACTTGGAGCCGCAGGAAACCAAGCAGCAGCAGGCGGTATGAGCGGTACGCCACAAGCTCAATTACAATCTGCTGATGTTGCTGGAACCCTATCACAAAAAGACTTTGGCGATTACATGGGTCGTATGATGGGTCTTTATGGCACTGGCTTACAAGGGATGGGCGATATTGGCAAAATGGGCTATGGCGCAAGCACAAACTACGCTGATATGCTAGGAAACATCATGGCGCAACAAGGTGGCATGGCTGGAATGTCGCAAGCCCTGCAAAACCAACAACGTTCTGGCGGTGTATCACAAGCCTTGCAAGGTTTGATGAGTCTTTTAGGCGGCGCGGGTCTTTTTGGCGGTTTTACTAATTTATTTAATAAGTAGGTGACAGCATGGCTATTAACTTTCCTACAATGCCTAAATTTACGCCTGAAGAAGCAGGTGCGCTACCAGATTTGCAGCAAGCTATCATGCAAGGCCTTGGCAATTACATGCAAATGCAAACCCAGCCTAAACAGATGGCGCAAGACTTTTTGGCTAAACAACTGTCAAATAAAATGTTAGGCACGCAAGCGCAATATGCTGAGCCGTTAGTGCAAGCACAAATAAGCAAAGCACTACAACCTAGCGCTGCGGCCGCAAAATTACCTTATGAAATAGCACTTTTGCAAGCACGAACAGAAAAAGCAAGAAGGCCGGAAGGCGGCGTTGTATCTGGTGATAGAATCCCATTAACCACCGGTGCTAAAACAACAGCACAAAAAAATATCGGTTATTACCGCAAAACTTTGGATAGTTTGGATCAGTTGTTAGCGTTAGAAGATAAAGAAATACCTGGGATGCTTTCTGTCGAATCAACTAAACCTAAATATTTATCCAGCTTAGCTAAAGTAAAAGATCAATTTGCCAAATCAGAATCTTTTCCTGGAACTATACCAGGCATGAAGGCTTCGGAAGATGTTTTAAGAAAATATCGGACTGAATCAGTGCCTGAGTACCGCAAAAGAATTAGTTCGCTGAAAAAAGAAATTCAAAATGGCATGAAAGTAGAATTAGAAAATTTAAAAATGGGTATGCCATTAGATGAATCACAACAATTGCAATTTAATAATCAAGCAAATCCAAATGAAAATATTGTGGAATACCATTTAGTAAATGGTAGATATATTCCTAAAGGCTAAGGGGAAATCATGGTGCAACGAATAAAAGTTAATAATCAAATACATGTATTTCCTGATGAAGCTAGTCAAGAGGATATTAATTTAGCCTTAGGTGGCAAAACATCAGATGAATCTCAATTTGGGCAAATTGGTACAGATATATTTAGAAAATTAACCGAAGCCCCTGAGGAGTTAAGGACTGGGATAGTAGAAACCATAAAAGGTCTTCCTAATGTTGCAAAATTTTCTATGGAACACCCAGGAAAGGCCCTTGCTAACATTCCATTTGGTATTGCTGAGGCAGGCACAAAATTATTTGAATTGCCATTCACAACGGGAAAATATTTAGGCGAAAAAAATATTCCCTATTTTAAACAACTTAAACCCGCTTATGAGTTTTTAACTAAACCAAGCTCCTTATTACAATCCGTTGAACAAAAAATAGGATTAGGACAAACACCAGAGGAGGAAGAAATAAAAGGTTTAGCTGGTTTTGCAATACCTATGAAAGGATTGTCAAAATTACCATTAAAATCAAGATTAGCTGCAGAATCAGCAATAAGCGCTTCACAAACTGAAAATCCATTTACAGGCCCTCTTGGTTATGAAATTGGTCGTGGGATTGCACAGGCACCAGAAAGCTACTCATTAGCTAAAAATATTATTACACAAGGCACGCAAAAAGCGTTAAAAACTGTACCGCAAATAAGTGAAATAACTAAATTACCTGAATATGAGCAAAGATTAAGAATAGCAAATCAAAGAGCTGAACAAGCAGCTAATAAATTTAATCAACAGCAAATAAATTTAGGCAAGGCACCCGAAGCAATCGCTCAAAATTATGAAGAATTTTTAAAACAAGGTTTAGGTTTATCAGAAGACCCAAGCATGGGAATGGCTAATAGTTTAAATGAAATTGTAAAAGGAATAGATAGTGAGGTTGCAAATTTATATAATGATGTAATACCAGAAACAGCTCCATCATCTATTCTTTCTGGCTCTAGAGGATTTGATATTTTCAGTAATATTAAACAAAATTTGAGCAAACAATTTCAACCTTTAAAAAACATAATTGAAGATTATGTTGAAACCCCTGAAGAAAAAAGTTTAGTTTCCACCATCGGCAATGTTGAGAAATTAAAAGAAATACCTACTGCGGATATTGTATCAATGTATAAAACTGCAAAACAATTATCATATCGCTTCAAAAGCAGGGCCTGGCAAGAAGCAACTGGGTTGACTGATGCTGAAAGAAATAAATTTAATGAGGCAAGTCAATTTTTTGATGGCATATCATCCAATCTTAAAGATGTTTTAAATTCTATTGATCCGCAAATAGAGACAAACTTAAAAGCTGCAAATAATTTTTTTAAAAACTATAAAGCTCCATTATATAAACGACCTGAATACTGGGAAGCGCAAAAAAAAGGAAGAATCAGTGGAGATATATTAAAAAATACGCATGCACGCACTGAAGATGCTATGTTATTAAGAGATATTATTGGAAATGACGCAAACTTTTCAAGATTTGCATTGTCCCGTGTATTAAGAGAAAAGCCTTTAAAATTAAAAACATTAATAAATAAAGACGAGTATATGCCTTTTATAACTCTTAACCCAATTACAAATACAGTAATGAAGGGTCTTTTAGGATTAGAAGAGGGTAAAAAACAAATTTCACGGTTGAAGCCCGAAGTTTCATATAAAGAACAATTGCAACAACAATTAATTAGTCGACCTAATCAAACATTAACACAAGCACAATTACAGAATTTAAATAGCAATGAAGCGCAAAGTGTTTTAAGACTAATTAATCGTGAAATTGAACAAACACAGAAAAGCCAAAAAGTACAAGAATTTTCAAAAGAAAGAGCAGAAAAGTTGCAACGTAAAGTTGAGAACTTGAAAATTTCACAAGGTAAATTAAAAAAATATGTCATAGGGTTAATAAGTGGAAAATATTTGAAAAAAATAATTTGAACAATAACGCAATTGTATTATCGACGAACTAATAGCATAATGATGTAATAAAAAAAGGACTTAATATGGCAACACCGAACCCATTGTATTTCGCTTGCTTTCCTTTGCAAGAATATTTTGTAAACAAAGATACAGGCTTCCCATTGGCAGGCGGCTATGTTCAGTTCTTCAGCGACCCAGCCTTTACTGTACCAAAAGATGTCTATCAACAATCTTTAGTTGGCGGAACAACTTATAAGTATACTAATCTTGGCCCTGTATTAGTTCTTTCTAGTGTTGGTACTTTTCAAAATAACAATGGTGATGATATTATTCCTTTTTTATTTCCATACGATGGAACACCTGAAGCCCCAGGAAATGTTCAATTATATTTTATAAGAGTTTGGAGTGGCGACCCTAGCGTTCAAGGCTCTGTCTTGCAATTTACGCGCCAAGGCTGGCCTCCTAATTTAATTCATAGCACAAGTCCCACTGATGTTTTTGAAAGCTCACAAAATTTATTTACTAATCCACAATTTTCAATTGTTAATTTTGTTAATACCGTAGGGCAAACTTATTATGAAATTACCGTTGCAGGTGCTGGGAACTTTGAATTTGCGCCAGGCTGGTCTATTTATTATGCAGGAACAGGTAGCCTAAAGCTAAGCCAAGTACTTTTGGCTGCGGACTTGCAAACAAACCCAAGTTATTACTTGCAGATTGACAGTGCGTCAACAGTTGCGCCAATTACAATACGACAACGCTTAGACCAATCACCCCGTGTGTTTGAAAATAATTATCTTAGTGTTGCCATGCTTGCAGCTTGTGCTGATAATATTGCAGAAGTTTTAACTATTAATTATGTTATTAATGGCGGCACATCAAAACAAGTATTATCTCAAGCCGTACCAAATAATTCGGCTTTTGGTTTATTAGCAGGTGTTGGCGGCGCACCTGTGCTGATTGATATAACAAATAATACCGCTCCTGATACTGGATATGTTGAAATGCAAGTTTCAGTACCATCGGGTCGCATTATGCGCTACACAAGCTTATTTGGATGCACTGTTCAGAATGCAACTTCTTTAGTTTCAGGAACACAATCAACGAATGCTCAGCAAACAAATGCAACTTTTTGGTATTACAAGCCACAGCTCGCATACAAGCCTATTCCAAGTTATACATTAGGCTGGGATTTTGCAATGAACCCGTTCCAAGCGCAAGGCACCGCTGGGGTAACATACAACGTAACTGGTCCTGGCAAATCAACTTATATAGCTGACCAAACTATTTTGTTTCAAAGCGTTGTAAACAATACGACCGTATCTAAGGTTGATAATCGTGCATTAAAATTAGCCGTCGCAGGAACCGCCACATCTTTGGCGTTAGTTCAATATTTAGGGCCAAATGAAGCACAAGAATTGCTTAATAATCCTGTATGTTCACAGTTAAGAGCTAAAATAAGCACAGGCACCTTAAAAGGGCAAATTCATCTGTATTATACAGTTGCTGCAAATTTACCAACATTAGGCGTTGACCTAACCGCAAACTCTTATAGCTTAGTCACCGCAGTCAATAATACAACTGGGGCGCCTACAGTGGGAGGTGGTTCTTCTGGAACATGGATTGAAGTCACGCGCGATACTTTAGGCGCTGCAAACTTTACGCTTTCTAGCGCTATGGCTAATTATGGTTTTGCAGGCTGGGATGAATCAGCGGTGGCAGGTATAAACAGTGCTACATATTTTGCAATTGTTGTTAGCTTTGCACAAATACCTGTTGGTTCTAGCGTAGAAGTTGAACATATTAGTTTACAAAAAGGCTATATTCCAACACCTCCTGCTGCGATGAGTTTCGGTGAAACCTTGGCTGCGTTACAGCAATATTATGAAAAAAGTTATAACTACGACGTCGCTAAACAAACTGCAACAAATATTGGCGCTGTAGTTTTTGGCCAGTCCACAAATAACTTACAAGACCAAATAGGCACAACAGCATTTTATAAAACCATGAAAAGAGCCGCGCCTACTGCATCATCACCTCCAGCTGCTACAGATAATTTAAAAGTTTATTCTACTGTTGCGCCTTTTACTGAAGGACAAATTTATGATGCGTCAACAGCAGGTAATAGAATTGTGAATTCTGTTATTTCGGGGCAAAGTTCATTTTGGATAACTTTTGGAGCGCAAGCTGGTGGTCTTGGCAATACTTTAATTTATCAATGGGTTGCAGATGCGCGTTACGGCATACAAAACTAAGGAATCAACATGTCTACAAAATACAATGTAATAAGAGATATTAACGGTAGTGTAACTGGCATCAATGGCTTTGGTTTGCAATTCAGTGATGATATTCAAAATGGTTTACTAGCCGCAACTGTTGCGCAAAGCATTACTGTACCTGACAATTATCAAAAATGGATTGCAATTTTTAGCTACCAATCTGGTAAAAATGTGTTTGTCAGTACCAAAACAACTGCCGCGGTTCCTGCTGGAGCATTTGGAGCTGCATCATCCTTGCTTAATCCACTAGCTCTGCAAGTTAATGCAGGAGATACTATCAGTTTGATTACGAATGATACTGGCGGAGCATTAGTTTCTGTTCAATTCCAAGTCATACAAAACTATCAAAATTAAGGGTGAGACATGTCGATTCCTATTAGTCAGCTTGTCAACGGTGGGTTGCCGAACGGCGACATTGAAATACCCGCTACTAATCCGTTAAATACAACACAATCTATTAACGGGACAACATTTAAATATATTCTCGCTGACATTTTGCAATATATTTTAATTGCCCAAGGTTTTACAACTTACACAAGTTGCCGAGTTGCTACAACTGCGGCACTTACTACAACATACGCGAATGGTGTTGCGGGAGTAGGGGCGACCCTTACAAATGCTGGCGCACAAGTAGCATTAAGCATTGATGGTGTAACTCTTGCACTTGCTGACCGTGTATTGATTAAAAATCAAATTAACACGTTTGAAAACGGAATTTATGTTGTAACTAATATTGGAAGTGGAGCAACTAATTGGATTTTGACTAGAGCTGACGATTATAATCAATCATTTGAAATTGTTTATTTAGGTGTTGTTGCCATCACCCAAGGCACACAAAATGCAGGCCTTGTATTTCAAGAAAACTCTCAAGGTCCATTTGTTATTGGCACAAGCCCAATTACATTTCAGCAATTGCAAATTGATATTACGTTATTGCCTTCTGCAAGCCCTGCTAATAAGATTTTAAGAAGCGACGGTACTTACTGGGTGCAAAGCACAAATGCTTCTCTTGACTCTTCCGACAAGCTTTATAACATATCTGAGTTGCAAGTTGATAATATCAATATCAATGGCAACACAATCACTTCCACTAACGTGGGAGGCAACATTGTCATTACACCTAACACTGTAGGCAGTATTGTATTAGACGGTTTAAATTGGCCACAAGTTGACGGCACATCCAATCAGGCTTTAGTTACAAATGGTGCTGGTCAATTATCTTGGGCAAGCTTTGGTTCTCCTTATACACCTTCAGCGCTTACAGAAGTTGATGATGCTAACGTAACTATGACGCTTGGTGGATCACCTAATACAGCATTATTGCAAGCAGTCTCAATGACTTTAGGCTGGAATGGCCAATTAAGCATATCGCGAGGCGGTACCAATACCAACACATTAGGCTCTAGCGGACAGCTAGCACAATCTGACGGCACAAAATACGCCTGGACTACTGCAACCTATCCTGCAACTGCTACAGCAATTGGTACGATTTTAAGGGCTAATGGCACTAACTGGGTAGCAACTACTGCAACATATCCAGCAACGACTACGATTAATCAGATTCTTTATAGTTCTGCTAACAGTGTCATTGGTGAAATCACTACAGCTAATAGCGCTGCTTTAGTTACAAACGCTTCAGGAGTTCCAAGTTTTACTTCGAGCATGACAGATGGTCAGCTTGTAATTGGAAAAACAGGCGATAAACCATCTACTGCGACTATTACAGCTGGAACAGGAATTTCTGTAACAAATGGTGCGGGTAGTATTACAATCACAAATACAAGCACCGCAAGCGGCCAAGTCAATCCAGGTGTAGCAAATCAAATCACTTATTACGCAACCACAGGAAGTGCTGTAAGTGGATTAACTGGAGCAAATGGCTCCGTATTAGTTACAGATAATACTGGCGTTCCAAGCATGCTGGCTAATCCAGCTGCAAATTACAGAACTTTGATGTCACAAAATGCGGGCATCCCTGTCTGGTCTACTGCTGCATATCCTAATACCGCCACAGCAACAGGCACAATTATTAGGGCTAATGGAATAAATTGGGCTGCAACTACTGCAACCTATCCAGATACCACTACTATTAATCAGCTACTTTTTAGCTCTGCTAATAACGTGATTAGTGAGATTGCCACAGCTAACAATGGAGTGTTAATTACAAGTGCTGGCGGCGTTCCAAGCATTAGCTCCACGCTACCTACAGCAGTTCAAGGGAATATTACAAGCGTAGGTACAATTGGCTCAGGTACATGGAATGGCGGCATTATAGGTTCTGCTTATGGCGGCACAGGCGTCAACAATGGCACAAGCACAATTACCTTAGGCGGAAGCTTAACGACATCTGGAGCTTTTGCTTCAACATTCACTATGACAGGGATTACGACAGTAACTTTCCCAACAAGTGGCACTTTAGCAACAACTTCTCAGTTGCCAACACCTTCAGCTATGACTAAAGTTGACGACACCAACGTCACTTTGACTTTGGGTGGAAGCCCAGCTACATCATTGTTACAAGCTGTATCATTAACTTTGGGATGGTCTGGGCAGTTAGGCGTAACTAGAGGCGGTACAGGCGCAAGCAGTGTTGGAACTAACGGGACATTAGCACAAAGCAATGGCTCGATTTATACATTTACAACAGCCACATACCCATCAACAACAACTGCAAATCAATTACTTTACAGTTCTGCAACCAATACTGTAAGCGGATTGTCAACAGCAAATAGTGCAACTTTGGTGACTAATGCGTCTGGCGTTCCAGCTTGGACTGGTTCGATGACTAACGGTCAGGTCCTAATTGGCTCGACTGGTGCAACGCCTGTATTAAGTACGTTGACGGCGGCTGGCGGTATAACTATAACAAATGCCGCGGGTGCGATTACAATTTCTGGTTCGGGCGGTGGTTTTTCTTGGACAGAAGTCACGGGCGTAGCACAGACTATGGTAGCCAATAACGGCTATGTGACATCGAATGCGGGACAAGTTGTATTGACATTACCAGCTACTAGCGTGATTGGCGATACTATAAAAGTACAAGGAAAAGGCACTGGAGGTTGGAAAGTTGCACAAAATGCTGGTCAATTAATTCATTTTAATTCATCCACTACAACATTAGGCGTCTTGGGTTACATAGAATCTACGCAAAGATATAATTCTGTTGAACTTGTATGTATAACAAATACGAATGAGTGGGCTGTAAATTCAGCATCAGGAAATCTAACAGTATTTTAAGGAATTAATATGGCAACTAGAAATACAGTTGATACTAGTTTGGCGGGTCAAACCGGGACTGGAAATTTTGTAGGGTCTACAAGCCCAACTTTTGTTACGCCAGTTTTAGGCGCAGCAGCAGCCACTTCAATTGCATTTAGTTCAACAACAGGAATTATTGGGACCACTACAAATGATAGTGCTGCTGCCGGAAGTGTTGGGGAATATGTTTCTAGCGTAATTTCTTATGCTAGTCGCATTCTTGTTAATTCGTTCAATACAGCGCAAAATTTAACATCTATTAGTTTAACTGCTGGTGATTGGAATGTTTATGGAAATATATTTTTTGAACAAATAGCGGGCACATCAAATGGATTAAATGGATGGATAAGCACTTCTAGCGCAACACAACCTGATGCTTCCTTATATAATGGAATTGGTGTCACAAGCAGCAATTTGTCCTTTAATGTGCCTTTTGTAAGAATGTCATTGTCTGTTACCACAACTATTTATTTGTCCGGGCTTGTTGCAACTGGAAGTGGGACATGGAAGTTTTGTGGCGGAATATTTGCACGGAGAGTAAGATGAATATTGTAGATTTATGTCAAATTAAATACCCCGGTCAAGTTGAATTAAACAATATCAAATTTGGCCAAGACTCTCAAGATTCGCCTATTGTTATTAAGTATTGGGCGGTTCCTGATATTGTACAACCAACTGAGGCAGAACTCGAGGCTGAGATACCACAATATCAACGACAGTTTGATGTAGAAACCTTTAAGTCAGATATTGACAGAAAAGTTGGTGCATTACTTGATAGTACTGCTCAAAGTCGTGGCTATAGTAATTCTCAAAGCATTGCTAGTTATGTTAGTTCCTCTAACGTGCAATGGCATTCTGAAGCTGAAGCATTTGTTGCATGGCGCGACCAAGTTTGGGAGCATGTTTATATTGAATATATGGCAATTGATGCAGGGGGAGATATTCCTAACGAAGATACATTCATGGCTTCTCTGCCGCCAATCGTTTGGCCAGGTGCATAATGAAAAAGAAACCATCCGTGGTAATGACTAAAAAAGACAAAAATCCTTCTGGGGGATTGACCGCTGCTGGAAGAGCTAAATATAACGCTGCCACAGGTGGAAATCTTCAGGCGCCAGTAAGTGCTAAAGCTGCCGCTAAAAGCCCAAAGAAAGCTGCTAGACGTTCATCTTTTTGTGCTCGTATGTCTGGAGTTAAAGGACCTATGAAAGACGAAAAAGGTAGACCTACACGCAAAGCATTAGCTCTTAAGAAATGGGATTGCAAATGAAAAAAGAAATTTGGGACAAACCTAGGCCCGCTAAACTTGGCAAACCTAAACCATTATCACCAAAAAAGAAAACGGCTGCCAAAGCTATGGCAAAAAAAGCAGGCAGAGTATATCCTAATTTGGTCGATAATCTTCGTATGGCACGAAAAAAAGGAAAATAAATCATGGCAATTTTAAACATTGTAACATCTGTAACAGGACTGGTGGGCGTGACGCCTCGTGTAGTCTACATTGACACAAATGACACTTTGGCTACTGTAACTACAGCAGGTTATTTGAACAAAGCTCAACAAGACGGCGCAAGCTTTAAAGAATCAGACATGGCGCTGGTTACTATCAAGTCCTCTCCAAGTGCTATAAGTGTACAAGTAGCTTGGCTTGAAATCAGTTATAGTTCAGGCAATTGGTCACTTGTTGCTTCAAGTACCACATTACCTTTAGCAGCGGCTAAAATTTTAGTGGGAAACGCAGCTGGAGTTGCAACAGCAGTTTCAATGTCTGGGGATGCCACAATAGCATCGTCGGGCGCATTAACAATTGCAGCTGACGCTGTGACTACAACTAAAATAATTAATGGTGCGGTAACCAAAGCAAAACTCGCTACTGCTTTACAACCTGCGGCAGTTGTTAAGTTTGCTAACAAGCATACAGAAGCTGGTGGCTCTGCAACTGTAACTATTACAGCAACTGGTGCGGCTGCTACAGATTTAGCTTTTGTTAGTATCCAGTCAAGTGCAAATGCTGTATCAATTCAAAAAGTGACACCTAGTACTAATACCATCACAGTTCTTTGCTCTGGAGACCCAGGAGCTTCTGTGTTTGCGTGGCAGGCGCTGACGCTAACACCATAATATAAGGCCCCTTAATTGGGGCTTTTTTTTAACTTTAGTTTGAAATAAGGAGATATCAAGCTATGTTTTGTCATGCCTATAATAATTATTTGTCAAAAAAATTGTTTGTTTTATTATTTTTTATACTAATTTGCCATGCTTATTTTTACACAGTCTTGTTACAATTAGATGAATTAGTTAATCTAACAAAAAAACATGGATTTTTTGGTAATGGGTATCGACGTAAAATTAATATAGAGTCTATAAAGGGATGTTATGAAAGTAAAAGATATATTTAAAAGATATGGTTTAATAGGTTTTGCTATTTTTGCTGTTGTTTTTTTTACAGGAACCATAGCTTTAAATGAAATTGAAGAATATAACGTAGATGTTATGGAAAAAAGCCCTGTGTTTCCTTACCAAAATTATGATTACATGACAACGGAAGATACTTTTTACTCTATAGATAAAGAATATTCTGTGGTTCCATCATATTTTAGAACTGATTTTGCGAGCATTCCCAGGGTTTTATGGTTTATTGACGCGCCATACAAAGCATCTTTTATATATCCTGCTTTATGGCATGATTATAATTATAGCTGCCCAAGCAAAAGAACAAGAAAACAAATTGATGATATCTTTTTTTGGTTGTTACGAAACGAACAAAATTCATTATATACGAGTTTAAAAATGTATTTAGCGGTTCGTATATTTGGAATGTCGCATTTCAATGAGAATGGCGTATGTGAAGATATTGTTGTTCAAATGGAAAATGATGAACAATATTACAAACAGGAGAATATAAACCATGGCTAACTATGGCAAAGCATTTGATAAAACAATCAAGCACGAAGGCGGGTATAATGATATACAAGGTGATAATGGAGGCCCTACGAATTTTGGCGTTAGTTTGCGTTTTCTTAGTTTACTTTACAAAGATTGTGGCATTGGCGATTTTGACAATGATGGCGATGTTGATAAGGATGATATTAAAAAACTCACCATTGAAAATGCTAAAGAAATTTACTTTAAAGCTTTTTGGATTAAGCAAAAATGTGATTTGATTGATGACGATGAAATAGCCGCTAAACTTTTTGATTTATCTGTTAATACAGGATTGATTCAAGCTGCAAAACTCATACAAAGAGCGTGCAATCAATTTGGTAAAGATTTAACAGAAGATGGCAAGCTAGGCCCTAAAAGTATTATAGCTATTAATAACATTAATCCTGACGAGCTTTTAATTGCATATCGTTATGAATGCGTACAATTTTATTTAAATCTTGTCGAAAAAAATCCGAGCTTTTCAAAATTTATTAAAGGGTGGTTGCGCAGGGCTATAAGTTAATGTCTGAGCGTGATGAGCAAATAAAACTTTTTCAATGGATTAAGCGAAATCCAAAAATAAAACCATTCGCATTGTATATTCCTAATGATGGAAAACGCAGCCCGCAATTAGGGGCAATATACAAGCGTATGGGACTACGTCCAGGAACAAGCGACATCTTTATTGCTATACCTACAAGACGTTACCATGGGCTGTGGATTGAGCTTAAATGGGGAAAAAATAAAGCAACTCCAGCACAACTTCAATTTATTAATGATATGCGCTCACAAGGTTATTATGCGGAAGTAATTTGGGGTGCTGATGATGCTATTCAATTAATTAAAGATTACTTGTTATCTTAGGAGCCGCCTCTGAGGAGTGCAAAGACGGCTAGGGTAGAGCGGACGTTTTACCAGGGGATATCATCATCCAATAAAGGCCCTGATGATTTTACATTACCACTATTTTTATTTGTTTGTACAGCTTCTTCTTGTGGTGTGTTATTTAATATTTTAAATTCAGAAGCCGTAATGCTGGAACTAATTTTTTCAACGCCTGATTCATCTTTATATTTGTTTTGGTTAATTTTGCCCTCGACATAAACAATATCGCCTTTTTTAGCATATTTAGCCATAATTTCTGCCAATTTATTAAAGCCACAGACATTGTGCCAGATAGTTTTTTCTTGTTTTTCACCATTTTTATCTTTCCATTTTTCATTCGTTGCAACAGAAAGTTTGGTGTATTGGATGCCATTATTATTTTTACTTTCAATAAAACCGATACGCCCTAAAATAATTACTTTATTTATCATTTTTTTTGCCTATTTTGTTGAGTTTGGTTATTAAATCCAATCTTTGGTTTTCTAAAACTAAATAACTTTTAATATCTTGTGCGCCAACTAGAGCCTTATTTAATTTCTTTAATTTACGATTAATAAGATAACGTTTTAATCTTTTAGAAAATATCACGTCCCTGTGCCCCCATTAGTTAGATTTGAGTTTATTAAGTTGATAGATAAGTATTTTGGCTTTGGTTTCAGTAAGCTCTTCAAGACAACTAACTTCTTGTTTGCTTAACATAGATGTGATTTGTTCTTGCGATGTGCCTAATTCTAACAATAATGATTCAATTTGTTTTAACTGCTCAAGTGTTACTGATGGATGCTCAAAGGGCTCATCTTGCACAGTTGGCGTGAACAATTCTTCCATTTCGTTTTTGGATTCAACTGGCTCATGCTCGAGAAAACCGATATTCATGTCTTCTGAAAGAGAAGCTTTTATATCTTGTATACCTGCTTCTTGAAATTCATCAAGCATTGCTGTTTTTTGCATTTCAGGGCTAGCTGGCAACCATTTAAACAATCTTCTTACAACAGTTTTTTTAGCCATTTCTTCAAAATGTGTTACCCAGGGCCCTTGATCTTTTGATTTGGAAGAACTTCTAATTTGATTAATTTCATCTAAACTCATAACTTCAAACTGATGACCACCATCTTTAAGAATAGCGACTGCATAAACGGCTATTAAATTGCCTTTGTTATTCATTGCAGGCTTATGTTCAAGTTTCTCATGTAATCCAAATTCAAAATTAAAAAAATCATTTTCATATACAGCTCTAGCGACCAACGAAATAATTTTTCCAGAGCGTCTAGCTAAATCAATAAAGCCCCTATAACCAGGCATAAACTGGCATTCCATTGAATTGGTTTTAAAATTGTAAAATGGAATTAAATAACACTGCCCTAAAACGCCTGGCTCTAAACCTAATTGCGCTGCTTGCATAATTGAAGCGATAAATGTCGTTGGTTCGCATTGTTGTAATTTTGGGGTTTGGCGTAAACAAGTAAGAGCAATTCTAGCTAAACGTGATGGAGACAAATGTTTTGGCAAACACATTGCCATTTGCGGCTCCATTTTCTTTAATAAACTTTGGATTGTATTTTGATTTGTCATTGCGTTACTCATTCTAATTACTCCGTTTTTAACCAAGCAGGTATTGAAAGTGTTTGTATTCCATAATCGGGGAATTCGTTTTTTTGTATATTTTTATTAAGCTCAACCATAAGCGTGTCAAATTCATTCGCGCCAAACTCTAGGGCTTCATCGTCAAGCTTATAGATGCCGATAGCATAAGGAGCTTCCTTTTCTACAGCAACAAAGATAAAGTTTTTAATGGGCTTATTTAAGCTCTCTAAGGCGCGTTTAATCATACCTGCTTGCAGATAGTAGCCATAGTTGTATGCGCTAGATTGAAAGCTTCTGAATGAGGCGTCAGCAGATGTTTTTAAATCGATAACAATATCACCAAGCCAAGCATCAGGTCGTACTTTGCATTGCAAGCCAGTCAATTCATGTCGAAAAAAGATAGAATTTTCGACACGATAGCCTTGTTGTAGGTATTGCTTAAACTCATGATTGTTAACAGCGTCTGCCATTTTGCTGGCTTCGGTAAAATGGTTTGCTTCTACGATATGTTTGCCTTCGCTGGCAATCATAAATTCTGCGTGCTCAGCTTTGCCTTCTTTAGTGCGTCGGTCAAAGCCTGGATTAACAATGTATCTATCATTAAAGAAATGTGGCTCAAGCACTAATGTATGGACTAATTCACCGATAATTAGTGATGGCGTTTCTTTGAGTGATTGTTTGTGTTTGAAATGCATTGGGGATTTTTTAAAGCGCATTAAATCGCTTCGTGAGATACCTTCTGAGCTGTGATATTGCTCATTGGTAATTGCATGTATACCGTTTTCAAATTTCATTTTATGAACTCCGCTACTCGTTATTAACAAGACAATTATACTTAATATATTTTTATTCGTCAAACTATATTTGACGATGAATATTTATTATAATATAGTTAGCTAAAGGAGGTACAAAATGACTATAGATGAAGTTTTAAATCATTTCAAGAGTGAGTATAGGGTTTGTCAATTGTTAGGAATAGGAAGGCAGAATTTTACTTATTGGAAAAAGAAAGGTTACATTACTTACATGCAGCAGCTTGAGCTTGAAAAGTTATCGGAAGGAGAGCTTAAAGCAAATATTCAAGACTTATACGACAGATATTCAAATCATAGCGTGAAAACAAAACAGGGTTTAAACAAACGTAAGGAAATAGCAAATGATTAAGGCGTTAAGTTGGGCATTGAGGCAGCATCCTGATAAAGTCTCAAGCATTGAAAAGCTTGTTTTAATTGGAATGGCGGATATGTGCGATGAAGAC